ATTTGAAAAGAGCCTTAAAATGAAGGCCGCATGTACCTATTGGACTAATTATAAGCCATGAAATACCTTATCCTTTTAATCATACTGGTAAGCTGCTCAAAAGTAAACCATCCTAACGGCAGCGTGGATGATCGGTTGAGACATAGACATGTTAAAGTTTCACCCAACAACCATCATATCAAAAAGAAATATGCGCCCGTTAAAACTCATAACCCAAGTATAAAATGAAAAAGCTAATCAAGAAAGAAATGGCCCAAGCCATCAAAAACAGGGATACCGGACTGAAAATAGATTACCGCTTCTGGGATGGTAAGATTTGCGCCTATGAGCAGCTACTTGCATTAATCAAATAATTTAACGTAATTTTGCAACTATGGTCAAACAGATGGTAACTGGATACAGCCCGCAAGCTGATGCGCAAAAAACAGCGCCAATCAAAGGTACTGATGAGGAGAAAGGGCAAGCAGGTAGCGAAGCCCTTTCTTTGTTACAAGATCATGGGAGTTTTGCAAGATTTTAAAAAATGATGGGGAGGAGAGTATGAGCGCAGGAAGGCCACCGATATTTGATAACGCTGATTCGCTTCAACAGGAGATAAGTGAATACTTCGAGAAAGGGGTAACAACCAAAACGGTAATAATTGGCAAAGCACCAAATCAAACAAGTATTGAAATAGAAGTGCCAACTATATCAGGATTAGCGTATTATCTTGGTTTTGAGTCCCGACAATCGTTCTATGACTATGAAAAAAGGGAAGGATTTTCTTACACAATAAAAAGGGCTCGACTTTTTATCGAACAACATTATGAGGAAATGCTTCAAACAGGGAACACAACAGGAGCAATTTTCGCCCTCAAAAACTTCGATTGGAGCGATAAACAGGAGTTTTCGCACTCAGGACAAATAACAACGATTACCGGAATGGTCGTTAAATGACCGTAATATTCAACACTCACGGAAACGAAAAGCAAAAAGAAGCCGCAAGGGCATGGCTTGATTCTTATATAACCGATATTGTTTACGGTGGTGGAAAGGGAGGAGGCAAGACTTTTTTAGGGTGTTCTCTTATTTTCGGGGACGCTCTGATGTATCCAGAAACCTATTATTTCATAGCCCGTAAAGAGTTAAACGATCTAAGGCGGTTTACCATCCCATCAATTTACGAGGTATTCAGCGAATGGGGACTAAGTTCACAAGATTATCTTATTTGGCATGGTCAAGATAATTTCTTTGAACTACCCAACGGGTCTAAAGTATTCCTTTTAGCGGCAAAATATCTTCCAGGTGATCCTGAATATCAGCGTTTCGGGTCTATGCAAATGACAAGGGGATGGATTGAGGAGGCCGGGGAATTCGCACCAGCCGCAAAGTCAAACCTTCAGGCTTCGATCGGACGGTGGAAAAATGATGTTTACAAACTTACCCCTAAACTTTTACAGACATGCAACCCTTCAAAGAATTACCTTTATTTAGACTATTACAAGCCATTTAAAGCGGGTAAGCTGGATGATTGGAAGAAGTTCATTCAAGCCCTTCCACAAGACAATAAACGCCTTCCTGATGGTTATGTGGAGAATCTGCACAGAACTCTAAGCTCAAAAGATAGATCAAGATTACTTTTCGGTAATTGGGAGTATGAAGATGATCCTTCCGCCCTGATGGATTATGATTCGATAGTTTCAATATTCACTAATTCCCATGTACAGCCTACCGGGAAGCGTTACATGAGCGTTGATGTTGCCCGTTTTGGTGATGATAAAACAATCATCAGGGTATGGGATGGGCTTGTGATAATTAAAACCGTAAGGCTTGAAAAGAAGTCAACCGCACAAGTAGCGGCAGAATGTAAAAGACTTGCGATAGAGTTTAAAGTTCCGCCATCAAATACGATCATTGACGAAGATGGAATTGGTGGGGGGGTGATTGATAACTATCCCGGGACTAAGGGATTCATAGCTAATTCAAAACCTACCTTCACAAAACCGGGGGAGAAATACGATAACCTAAAAAGCCAATGCGCTTATAAACTTGCGGAAAAGGTAAAAAATAAGGAGATTTACGAAAAGGAAACAGATCCCGATCAAAGAGAACGCCTGATTGAAGATTTAGAACAGATCAAAGAAAAGGACACAGACAGCGATGGCAAGCGTGGAATTATCAGTAAGGACAAAGTAAAAGAGGTTTTAGGTAGGTCTCCCGATGATGGAGATACTTACATTATGAGAATGTTTTTCGAAGCTAAACCAGCGGGCTTACGTATAGTCTAAATTTATGAAAACACTAAAAGAAAAAGCGTGGTCAACATTAATTTAACCCATAATTATATGACTAAAATACTATTATACCTTAGAGACTTCTATTCAGGAATAGCGGCTCTTTTGTTTACGGCTGTTGTTTCACTTCCGGGCCTGATTGTGGCCACAATGATAGCAGGATGGATTGCAAAGATACTCGTTTGGGCTTTCTTATTCCTGTTTGAATGACCATTACCGTAACATCCAACAAAGGAAAGCGTGATATTATCGTTCCAGAATCAATGGATCAAGTTTCAACGGCCATTTATCAGAAGTTAGTCCCTGTTTCCGATCGACTTGAAGCCTATGAAATTATCTCAGGCGTTTCACGTGAAACTTTAGAAAGGTTGATTAGTCCGGATTTAGAGTTTGCTTTGTCAAATTGCCTTTTACTGATTAAGTCGGACGCTGAATTTAAGAAACAGGAAGTTCCAAAACGGCTGATCATAGGGGACTTGGAGGTTAAAATACCGAAACGTATTGAAGGGCTTTCGGTTGGCCAGGCCATCCATGTCCGGCAACATCTTGAAAGCTGCAAGTTTTACGAACAGGCGATTAGCCTAACTGTGGCAATCTACCTTCAGCCGGAATATGACGGCTTGCCTTTTGACTTTGATCAGGCTTTAGAGTTAGAACAGGAGATTTTAAAGCTACCGATTACGGAAACTTACCCGCTTGGTTTTTTTTTGCTAAGTCTAATGACGAACAATGGAAACGATTTTATAAGCAGATGGAGCCGTACGTTCACCAATTTGTTCAGTCTAAGCTTGAGAAACGAAAGCAGATAAGCGAGATGGCAGAAGCGCAAAGATTAAAACCTTTTGAGTTTTTAAACATGGTCGGAGACTTTGCGGAACGGTTTTCACAAGACCCTGATAGAGTCTATGCCAATACAAGTTTCGAAACAGTTGCTAACTTTGCGGTTGAAGCCAAGGAAAGACGGGAATTTAACGAACGATATTTAGAAGCGGAAAGAATTTTAACACCATCACCAAACATAACTCAACAGGAATCATGACATTACTCAGCACACTTGAAACCGAAGTAGGCAATCTTTCAAGAGCCGTACGGTTTGAATATTCTACTTTGGAGATGGCTAACGCTTCAATCTTTGACAGCCTGTTAACCGGTCAATTCCCTGTTTGCCTTATTTTAGCTTTCGACATTCAGGATAACAACCGGGAAAACGGGAAGATCAAATCAACGGCTGAAGTTAACGCCCTGTTTCTTGATCGGGTTCCTAATTCAACAATCGACAAACCGATTTATCAGGTAGAAAACGAGATTATCGCACCCATGCGAGCGCTCACACGCGAACTTGTTAATCGGTTGGATTTGACTGACATAATCGAGGAGGATGGAATAAGTGAGTTAACCAATCGGTCTGTGCATGAGGCGTTAATGGATGCGCACCTTTACGGAAACTGGGGAGTGTTTACGATTAAGTTCAGCGAGGATATAGCTACCTGCGTAGAATGAGCGTCAAAGAAGTCATAAACGAATTACTTTCAGGGGTAGAGAAAGCCTACAAGAAGGACTTACAACGATTTAAGGCTTCCGGGGATACGGCAAAATCAATCAGGAAGGAAAGCAAAGTAGGGCTTCAGATTGAAGGTAAGCTATACGCCCAAAGGTCAATCATGACTTTGTTCAAAGGCCGCAAGCCTGGTAAGTTCCCGCCAATCTCAGCTATACTTGACTGGATCAGAGATAAGAGAATTACCCCTAAAGACGGGAAAACAAGCGAAAAGCAATTAGCTTTTATGATTGCCCGATCGATGGCTAAGAAAGGTTCTTTAATCTATCAAGGCAAAACAGCGCCCTTAAATGTGGATGATCAGATTAACGAATTAGAGGATAAATTTGGCGAACAGTTAAACGAAGTTTTAAAAGGCGAAATAAGTAAATCAATGAAAAATGTATAACTATTTTTTTAAGTCAGTATATTTGCTTATGCGAATATTCGTTTTAATGCTTATAAGTTTAGCAGCAATCGCACAACCCGGTGATCCATCGGGTGATCCTGATAGCGTTATAACGGCCTTTCCAAAAGAGAACGTTTTTGATTCTTTGGCGAATGTAAAGCATAAGGGGAATGAATATTTGGTTTTGTACCATCGTAAAAAGGTTGTGATCATTTACCGTAAGGAAAAAGTTAAGAAAGTAAGAGGGGTTCAATTTCATTAAACTATGGCACAGCCAACAGTAACAGCAAGGCCGTCAACGTGGTCAGGAACATCAGGCCCGATTCTGTATAAGCTAACGTCAACTAATTACGCTAACGCTGGTTATCGTTTAGAAGTTGAGATTTGGAATTCAACCACTGCCGCTAAGATTGCGGATGCTGTTTACTCAGCCGATTCAGCCGGACTTTTGGAATGTGACGTAAGTACTTTCTTAAAGTCGAATGTCAGTTTAACTAACGATTCAGACCTAACAAGCGGAACTGTTTATACGGATACGAACTGGATTAAATACTACATTAAATATCAGGAAATTTGGACGGCCTCAAGTGAGGCACAAGTCAACGATTCAGCGAATGAGCGATATGCTGTTTATGGAGGATTGCAAATTGGATCGGCTAATAATTTAACTTCGTACGTTGATAACGACTTTGAGTTTTTAAAACTTAATGATACTGATATTGCAATTGTTAATTATCCTTTCACACTTTCGGCAATCATAGCAAATGTTAACGGTAAATTTTTTATATCAAGATTTCTGAACGGGGTTGATATTGGAACATCCACAAGCGCAGTCACAGCCGTAGGGGTTAAGCGACTAAAGGTAGAAGAAACGGGAAGTGCAGATACTTTAAAGGTATGCTATATTCGGGATGCTTCATTAACTACAAGTTGGAGCGCACGAAGTAGTGCGGCTAATAATAGTTGGGAGGCCGTTGCTTATGGAAATAGTCTTTTTGTTGCACTATCTACAACCGGAAG